GTATCACTTCTCTTTTAGGGTCAGCTTTGAGTAATGCCTTTCCTAAAACGATTATAGTCGCGATATCCATGGAGTTATGCCTCTAAAATCAAGTTACGAGTACTTTTGTATATAAAGGATTTTTCAAAAGGCACACTATCGCCTCTTTTTCTTTCCTGCGGGGGTCTTACGGAAACTAACGGCCATCTTCTTTAGATTCAATTTACCGTTACGATATCGGAAACGTGGTTTCTTACTGTTAGCTTTTACGAACTTATTCCAAGCTGATAGTTTACGCTTCTTAGCTTTAGGGAATACGCGAGGCGGTTCAGGAAAAGAGGGTTCACGTTCTATGTAAGGTTGACTTGGTTGACCTGCACCCGCCCACTTTTGACCATCGATAAAGCCCATTCGGTAATATTCACGTTCTGTCTTTGTAGGCATTAGTCGCGGTATATCCTGCCTGTTATGCTTATTGTACCTTTGAGGTCGGGATCGGTCCCCCCCGCGTCCTGTGTCACTAGGACCTCAGTATAAGCGGGAATTATGAGCGGTGCCACATCTGCACTTGGCATATTCTCGGATTGTCCATCAGTTTTAGAAACCAATACGGTGCTTCCGTTCATCTTGAGTGACATTGTGGTTATACTGCCACCTCCCGCCGTTGTTAAATCAGTCATACCCGATAAACGGATCGTTCCAACAAATAAATAATTACCAGTGGTAAAATCTAATCTCACGGACTCCGTGGTCGATGCCCCGAAATCCCCCGAGTATGCCGCTGCGAAATCCCCGTAAATATCCAGCCCCGTAGCGGGACCAGTAAAACTATTAGCAAAGCCTAGAAGGCCACCGCCGCCACCACTCCCGCCGTCAAGTGCCATTAAAGGTCTCAGGCTGAATAAGTGAGGGTCACGGCCAGATCGCAAGTCTCACTAGTTGTACAGCTTACGCTCATGTCCATTTGATTTCCAGCTATAATATCAAAGACGCCCGCGCCCGATTCGATAACCACTGGTTGCCCGTTGTTTCCGTCCAAGGGTCCAGCAGCTTGATTAGACCAAGCGGGTCCAGCAAAAATTTGCTGAACGCTGACCCCATCGCCAGAGAATTTCCATATACTGACACCATCGGTCGAGGAATCGTGATTTGGAACACAGTGTAAAGCGATCCGTACGAGCTTCCGCATCGATTCTGGATTTGTAGTACTTGCGGCACTGCCCATCAATTGACTAATGCTAGTGAATGTTCCCGCTACGAGCGAGGAGCCTGCTAATGTATATGTTCTTGTTTGGAGTCCTGCCATAATTAAACCTTTATCCTGATCGGTCCCAATTTCGCGATCTGCCCATTTCCGAATGACTTGGCGATCATCTTGCCAATGTAAGCGGCCCCGAGAGTGCCGATTAATAGATTTTTTGTTAGTAGATACGTTAGACTGAATAGTTGTCAAAGCCCCTGATAAATTACCTGCCAGTGCTTCCTGTACTGCGGTATCAAGACCGACGTTTTTTGCTAAACTGAGAGCGGCCCCAGTTTCAATCGCCGAGATCGTAAAACTCTTTTTTCTTGAATATCTCCTTGCGCGCCTTCGGACCATAACCCATTATTGGGTAGTCCTACTTATAATTGAGTAGAAACAAAGTCCGTGAAATCTTTAATCTGTCTTAATACCTTTTTGGTTTTCCTTTCCAGTAAACAAGATCGGCAATACTTCCAGTGGCCTTGGGTCGGAACATCTAACCTTCTTTTACAAACAAAGCACTTACTGTACGGCATTATTTCACCTTATACGAGAACGCCAGTCTTCAGCAGTTCCCTCTAAGTGGTCGGGCTTTCCTTTATTGTATTGGCGTTGCATCCATGAATCCTCGCCTATTCGTGACTTATATTTAGCAATCATCATTAACAATTCTTTATTCAAATCTTGACTAGCTAAAAATGGAGCTTCAAAAGATTCAATTAGTTTTTCAACTATCCGCCTTTCTAAACTATCACTCATGAGTTCTTCTTCTCCCATTCAATCTCTGCTTTTTCTTCTTCTTCTTCTTCTTCTAATCGTTTTAACATCTCCTCACTTAATTCGGAATTGAAACTACGCTCACAGACCTGACAGCCTCTAATATTTTTACTCTTTCCCCAGTCACCGCCAAAGTATTGAACAGTATTCCAAAGGTCCAAAGGAGTATTACAATTATCACAGCTATAGAAAGAAATATAATGCACTAAATTTTTATTGAATACACCACCTTCTGACTGCATTTTCTTAGCGGTGCAATCCTCACAGGACAATCCAATAGTCCGTTCTTGGAGATTGGTCCCATAACAATTAGGACACATCCCCTTGTCCATTGACTTCTGGATAAGGTCCACAATATACCTGGATACATTGAAACCTTTGTTTGTCTGTTTCTGTTCTGCTATCCAATCTATCATTCTTATAGGAATGTTAATTGAGATCGGAGCAGTCAATATTTTCTTTCCTGCTTTGTCGACATGGGTGGGCGGTCGACCTACGCCTCTTTTGTTCTCACTCACAGATACCCATTATAGACTGGGGTATTAATTAATTCATAATTAATTCATATTAACAAAAAGGACTGCAACCCAGAAACCTTTCGATAATTTCGATTATAGAAAGTAATATTAATACTACACGGTTTTTTAACGAAAAAAATAAGCCATCGTACTACTACTACTATTAATTATGAATTAAATAATATATATATACCTAAAGTTTACCAAAACCTAGCTGTTCTTCTGCTTTTTTTAGCTTTGGCGTAGCTTCTCCTAGCTGAAAGTTAGCTAAGGATTCGTTAAGTCCGGACTTATTCGCCAAGTATTCTACTATCATACTGCTCCAATCGCCATTTTTAGCGGCAGATCTTAAATTGTTCATCGGGTCCATCTTTTTTGCCTCCCTTGTCATGTTTCCGACAGTACCCAGAAAACTTTTAAGGAAAGTAGTCCTGAACGCTTCTAATTGAATCGATGTCCTCGCATCGACCTCATCCAATAACGGTTCAAGGGTTGCTATCAACCATTCGCCATCATCCTCGGTTATCTTATCCTCCCATTTAGTTATTATCCAATCTCTTAGTACAAACCTGTATAGCAAAAGCAGGGTTAATATCTCACCAATAAACAATAGGGGTACAATTTGGTTTAGTTCCATAACTGTCTAGTGATTAGGGCCTAAAAAGGAGTTTTGGTGAGAAACAAAACGGCCCTGTTAAATTTAAACTCTGTCCCAGTTCTTTTGGTCTACAAAAGGCGGTCTTGAACACTTGGCTTTCTTCATGCCTTTTAACTTCTGGCGTATTCCAACTCCAAGAAGGGGTTTTTCCCACCATGCCGCATCCTCACGTTGTTGGTAAAGATTAATCAGATCGTATTCGTACTGGCTACAAATATTAACACCCTCTCCAAAGACCTCAACCGCTTTTCCTGTCGGTTTTGTCAAATCTATACCACTTATCACGGTCCCAATCTCAAAACCTTGGTCAGCGATCCAACCATAACTTTTGGTTGGAATACTCTTTATCCCGTTTACTATCCAAATCCACAAAGCCTCTTTCTGTTCTTCAAACTCTTTCTTTATGTCATCCTTGAAAATATAGGCAATAGCCCCAATTCCCCCCAAGATAATCAGTCCAACGGGTAACGCCAAATCCTGACTCAATGGTTTATCGTGTAAGCGCTTGTAGTAATTGTTAAGGGCCGCGTGTTGGGTCTTATTCAGTTTCTTGAATGTTACCCCATCGGGCATTAATTCTAAGCCCATTATTTCATTGAAGGCAGACAGACATATTTTTCCTGCCCTGGTATCCACGTTAACTTTTCACCAAAGGCACATTGGGGGACATCATCCTTTCTGGCTACGAACTCAGGGTCTAAAAATGTAAAGATCGGGACGGGTAATGTTATCTTTCTGGGTATCACTTCTCTTTTAGGGTCAGCTTTGAGTAATGCCTTTCCTAAAACGATTATAGTCGCGATATCCATGGAG